GTAGTAGCCGAGTCACCCGAGAAACCAACGGCGGGCTCATTAAACAGAGCTTCGTCGTTAACTTGAACACCAGCGCGTTGCGACTTGTAACGGCTCTTCATGGCAAAGATCAAACCGGTGGGGCCCGTCATAGGCTGAACACCAGCAAGGTCATAAGCCATCAGGTTAGGCATGGCACGACGAACCAGGGCGATAAGAATCGGATCCCAGTTAGCACCGGCCGAACCAGCAGCAGTTGTAACAGCAGCGTTGCTGTTTGTGGGGGTTTCGTTCAACGAACCAAACTGAGCACGTTGCTCAGCAAAGGCACGTTCTTGGTTTTCAAGGATTTGAGCCGTAACAGCTTTACGGTGTGCATCCTTAATGGCACCGGCAGATTCTTCATTCAGAACCGGAGCCCACTTTTCTACGAGTTTATCGTACGATTGCATTTGGATTCTCCCTTATTTGGCAGAGGTTTTCTTGAGCGCCGAGAGGTATTGAGCCATCGAACCGGTAGGAGCAACGGTGGTCTCGCCATCGTCATCTTCTTGGATCTCTTGTGTGGACTCAGTAGCCTTCTTCGTGAAGTATGATTCCTTGACGGTCTGAACTTTCTTAGCAAAAGATTCAGCGTCTTCAAAATCAACATCTTCAACCAAAGACTTTAGTTTCTCGACTTGAGTTTCGGCGAGGTCACGAGAGGCTTCGCGGATGATAGCATCACGCTTATAGGTCTCAAGTTCTTCTGCCATCTTGATTGCGTCAGCCGTTGTGGCATTGAGTTTCTGCTCAAGGTCATCAACAGTTTCGGCAAGTTCGTCAACCAGGTCAACCTTGGCTTCCGGCACTTCAATGTAAGACTCAGTGAACAGATCTTTCAAGCTGTTCATGAACTTCTCAGCAATTTCGGTACGCAAGCCGGTTTGGATAGCGACTTGATTGTCTTCCATCCACTTTTCAACAACGTAGTTGAGGTAGCTGTCGACTTTTTCAACGAGGTCGGCTTTAGCAGTAGAAACTTCCTCTGCCAATTCTTCGTTGTATTTCTCTTCGAGGCGATCAATTTCTTCAGCCAGCTTCGATTTGATAGCAGCTTCGAAGATCACTTCGGCTTTCTCTTTGAACTCTTCAGACAATGTAGCTTCGCCTTCGACAAGAGCTTTCAGGTCGGCAGAGAAATCAGCTTCGTATTGGAAATCAGCTTTTTCAGCAATGGCTTCCTCTTCGGCTTCTGTCTCTTCAGCCATGATCTTGCCGAGCAATACGGCCAGATCTTCCTTTTTCATGCCAGACATCTTTGTATAAGCGGCATTAATCATACCAGCTTTAGTACTTGGTGCCTTGGGCATCGGATCTTGTTTTGTGCTAGACTTGGGCAACTTCTTTGCAGAAGGGCCGGTACCAGCAGCAGCGGCTACACTTGCGACTGATTGAGCTTCGGCGTTTTTCGGGTCGTGAACTGCTTCCATAACTTCGTTGTCGTCATGGAGTTGTTCCTGATCCAATTGTTGGTCCTCAGACATATCAGACTCCTATTTTTTAGATTTGAGCAACGAGAGGAAATTTTTGAATTCACGAACCTGCGTCTCATAGAGATCGGCACGAGGTGCTTTCTTAATTTCAGTCTCCATCTTTTCAATAGTCCTAGCTTCAATGATACCGTTATTCCAGACCCACTCAACACCTTCCATAATTCCATTAACGAAAGCTCCAGGTGCGGATGGATCTTGCACGATGTCAATCGCGTTAAGAAGAAAGTCGTCCTTGACGACATTCACGTTACCTTGACGCATTAGACTTCCCATACCACGAGTTGAAACCCCTAGTTGAACACCGCCTTCGAGTAGACCTTGAACGATCATACCCATTGGAGTATCCAGTATAGTGGCCTTTCCGACAACATCATTTCCTTGAAATTGCAAGGACTCGATCTTGTGCGAAACTTTATCAAGGTTGATTGTCGGGCCTTCCGGATGGTTCAGCTCTCCGACAGCTCTACCTTTTGCAACCTGCTCTACATTATATTTCTGTACAGCAGATTCCATAATTCCACGAGGATATACACGACCATTGCGGTTTTGCTGCTCTGCTTGCGCAAAGATACCTTCGATGGCATACTTTTTGCCACCACCATCTTTGGCTTCAGTCAACACTTCAAGGTGTTGATCAGTAAATTCCGCAATAAGTTTCATGTTAATCCCTGTACTGTTTAATAAATTCTGTTGCAGCTTTCACTGCATCATTCTGTGATTTAAAATCATCTAGCATGTCACCATCGACATACGCTTCAAATCTACCAGAATTCTTACGAACTTCAACTTGAAACCCATCTACTTTTTTAGAATAAACAGGTTTTTCTTTTTTACTACGAACGTCACGAAATGTTTTCATATCCTGATATTTGTGTTAATTATTTATAATAAATTGATTTTTAAGATTTATTTTTCGTCATCATCCGAGGCTTCATCTTCATCCTCTTCAGATACCTCATCTTCCTCAGACTCATCATCGTCTCCTTCAAGATCTATAGCGTCGATCTCTTCATCACTTAGGTCAATGTCAACATCGTCAACATCTACCGCATCAATGCCAGCATATTCTTGACCACCGCCTTCAAGCTCTTCGCCGTTATAAATTTGACCGGCAAGTTTTACTTTTTCTTGATCTAGAAGATCACTAATTTTCACAGACATAACATCGCCAAAGACTTCACTGGCTTTATTATAATCTTGATCCAAAGCGTATTGGATCAGGTCTTTGATTTCACTCATTGTTTACTCCTTTGAATTGAGTGCATTTCAACATTTATTTGCTAATAAAAGCTTCTGTTGGGGGCGTAAATGTGCTAGTATATCTTGCAACACCTTTGGTGATACGAAGATCATCGATGTAACCTTGGAATGGTGCTACATTATCACTTCTCACCCCAATGTATAGAGATGTGCTCGGAGCTCCACAAGCTGAACCCCCTGTCTTTGTGGCTACCAATGTTCCATCTAGATAAATTTTAATATCGGTTCCATCATTAACAAAAGCAAGGTGTTGCCAAGCATTTGTGGTAATAGCTGCTGCACCTGTCATTGATGTCATGGTAGTTCCAGCACTGTTATTTGTAATAAAGATTCTACCAGAAGTATCAATATCATATGTCCATCCAGTTCCGCCTGAAGTACCCGTCCAAGCACCAATTAAATGACTTCTAGGACTTGTAAGAGTAGTAGGATATATCCACATCTCTATTGTGTTTATATATTGAGAACCAGGATTGGTCATATTATTATAAAATGTTGGTACAAATGATACACTGACCAAAGCGTCTCCGCTTCCATCAAAATACATTGATCCAGATCCATACTTTTTAAATGCGTTAGAAACCTTAGCATCTCCTACCGTTTTTATACTAGTTCTTGCTTTTGCATCATGGATTGCAGCATCATTGAATTGCGCAGCTAATATTTCTTTTGAGTGACGTATTAACCGCTTTGGCGGTGTAAAATTAGCAGTGTATAAACTTTTATCGTTAATTACTTGTACATCAGAAATCCACCCAATAAAATCGTTTGACGTTGATCCTTGCTGGCGTCCAATATAAATCGTACCAGAATTATTTAAGGCATAGTTATCAGAATTAGCAGCAGAATAAGTTTGAATACCATTTAGATATATTCGAATTGTTCCATCAGATCTTGTTAAAACTACATGATTCCATTGGTTTCCTAATATAGTACCACCACCACCTGTTCCACTACCATTAAACCAAGTTAATGTATTACTAGTAGTAGTATAGAACATTGGACCTCGTGGGCTTCCGTTTTGGCCTCTTAAATCAATAAATGCTCTTTGAGTACCTAAACCTTCCGGCCATAACCAACATTGATATGTAAAATCTCCGGTACTAATTGTGTAATGTGTATCGGCTGGCCAGCTTAGATACTGGCCAGATGTTGACAGGTGTACACTACCACCATGAATATCAGGATCATACACTACACCGGTAGTAGTTGTAAATCCAAATGGATTGAATTCAGCTGCTTGAGCGTTACCATTACCTGTAACAGTATTAGAATTCAAAGAATTATCTACTACCGTCGATGATTGACAGGTTAGCAGTGATACTTCAGATGCAGTGGCGCCTTGGCTTGTTGTTGTCAAAGGTTCTGTGGAGGGTGTGCCCCCTCTATTTACTCCAACGTCTATAATTTGGTTGGTAAAATTAGTAGAAACACTAGGAGCTGTGCTTGTTCCTATAGCTACCCCGTCTAAGAAACCATAAAGAGTTGAGCCTGACCTACAATAAGCTATATGATACCATTGATTTAAATTTAAATCATCAGTTGTAAGTAGGCGATTAGAACCATCTCCCATAAAACAAAATCCACTACCGTTAGCAGATATCTGCCATCCAGGTGTGGTATCGTTACCTACAAGTCCATCATTGGTAGCTAGAGCTGAGGTAATATAAAACCAACATTCTACAGTAAAATCATCGGTCCCAAATGCATAATCTGCATTGGAAGGAAATCTTAAATAATCACCAGTACCATCAAAATATACACTATGACTATCAGGCGTTACAGTATGACCAGCAAATGGTGTATAAGATGAGACTCTTACATCATTAGCTCGTGTTACTGACAATCGATTTTTACTATTATCAATTAATAATGATGGGGATTGACATACTAAAAGAGATGTATCGCTTGTTGGAGTCAATGTAGTTGTTGAGGGAGTAAAGTTAGATGTGTAAAGTGCAGCATTGGTTAATCTTACATTAGACAAATATCCATTCATTAGTCTGGCGCCGGGGGTGCTACCTCCTATAATACAAGTTGTTACATGGTAATCATTACTATTTGTTACAGTCGACCCTACTTGTGTGCCATCTACAAACACTCTTAAATCTGTTCCCGATCGACAATATGCAACATGATACCATGTATGCGCTACAGGAGACCAAGCGAACGTATTATCAAAAAGAGTATTAATTCTACCAATATTAAGACCAGTAGATACTCTCCAGCAAAAATCCCATTCTGCTGTAGCATTGCTACCCACAAAGCCACGATCAGCACTTATGTCACTAAAATTCACCCAAAATTCGACAGTAAAATCTCCTGTACCAAAGTCTAAAGCACTATTAGCATCAGCTGCAGCTAAATAATCCCCAGTACCATCAAAATAATTACTATAACCAAACGGTGAGTATGGGGTAAATGATCCTTGATATGCATCACCTGTTGTTGTGATTAGGGCCGATAAACTTGACTTATCTACAAATGTTTTATTAGTAATTGGTTTGTTTGTTTGCAGAGTTAATAATTTTGTATCTGTAACAGCAGTCAAAGATGTTGTAGGTACAGAAAATGCTGCTTGATAAACAGCACTGCCTTTTACAATCCTTAAATCTGAAATCCAACCATTCCATAGATTATTAGTATCCCCTGATGTACCAATCTTTAAATCTTTTGAAGCGTATGAAATTGTACCAGTTTCACTTTGAGCTCCACCAGAATCAGCAACACCATTAATATAAAAATAAATGTTATTATTATATCTTTCAACTACTACATGTGACCATTGATTATATGGCACAGTATCGGTACTTGTTTTTTGTATACTTCCAGGAGCAGAATAGATGATATTTAGTTTATTAGTATTCAATATCCTAAAAATAAAGTTACCACCGGTTTGCCAGTTGTTAACAATACCACGTTCTGTACCAGTCGTTGTGGGATATACCCAAGCATCAATAGTAAAATCGCTTGATCCGAATACAAAATCATTAGATGCTGGAGCCGTGAAATAATCTCCGGTACCATCAAAGTAAGCACTACCATAATCAGCATAAGAGCTATCAGCTACCCAAGGAACGTGACCGGAAACAGATGTATTACCTGCAACCGTAATAGATAGATTATTTAAAGAGTTATCAATGATACGATTTGATTGACAAGTAAGTAGCTTAACTTCAGATGCTGTGGCCCCTTGACTTGTTGTTGTGAGCGGTTCTGTAGGTGGGGTAAACACTTGATCACCAAGGGTGGGTGAACCACTCATATCGTAGAGAGCAGATCCATTTGTTACTCTGAAGCTGTGAAAATAACCTAAAGAGTCTGCGTAATTACCTTCCCCGAGTCTCAAACTGCCTACATCTGCATAATTAGTTGTAGCAGCACCCCCTGCAATAAACACGCCATCTGCAAATATGCGCAATACCCCATTTTCCCTAACCATAGCATAATGTTGCCATTTAGAAAAACCTGGGTCGGGCATAGTAGCATAATGAATAGAAGAGCCTGGTGTAGATTGATAATAAAGAGCGTTGCTATAAATTAACATACAAGGACCAGAGCTAAACTGCCATATTTGTTCAGTTCTTATCGCGCTCGTTAATCTATAAAAGAAAACTTCTATAGTAAAATCTCCGGTACCAAAGTCCATGGACGTTGTATCAGCAGCATCAATTTCAATATAGTCGCCAGCACCGTCATGCCTAGTACTATAATAACTACCTTTATATGGACTAAATGAAGTGGGTTTTACATCTCCGTTCTCTGTTAATAAATGTTGACTAGAACTTACATCTGCTAAATATATGTCATTATCAGCTTGTAATAGTGCTGTGACATTTTTAAAATAAGGATCGGCAGCAACCTGGATAGACCAGGTAATTGTTCTAGTTGCAGTTCTACTAGTAGTTGCTGCTGTAGCAGTCAAAGTTGTATATTGTGAACCAACAACGGTAGGTGTGCCACTAATACTATCATTTGCCAGTGTAAGACCTGTGGGTAATGAATCAGCGGCATATGACACACCATATCCTACAGCACTTGATGCACTTAAGGTCAACGGTGTTATTGCTGAATTAACATATAGTGTTTGACTCGTATCTGGTGCAGACCATGTTACAACATCGGTATTTACTGTAAGCGTAAATGAACGCAGCGTATCCTGAAGATCACTATCTGTTGCTTTAATTGTAAATGAATATGTGGTACTACCACCATCAACAGGTGCAGTACCTGATAGAGTACCCGCATTACTATCTAATGTAGCACCAGCAGGAAATGCACCATCATACAAACTATAGACAATAGATGAACCAGCATCTTGTGGATTTGTTGCTTCAAATGAATCTAAATAACTTGTTGTCTCATAGTATGGACCCAATTCAGCACCTGCCGCAGGACTGGTCCATGATGGGAAACCGGAATACAATACACCAGGTGTAAGAACTGCAGTACCACCATTTGGATTAGTAACATAAAGTGTATAAGTACCTGCAGTCTTGGCCGGTGCTGTAAAAGAAATTGCTGTTGGTGTTACTGATACTGAACCTATTACACTATTATCAAGTCTAACTTGAGCACCAGATTTAAATCCAGAACCATTAATTGTAATCGTTTGACCACCGGCAGTATCTAGTGCAAGATCGTCTGCTTCATAGTCAGAATCACCAGTAACGCTATAACCAGTGATAGTAGGAATCAGAAATTCTTGTTGGTTAAAATGTGCACCAACTGAAATAATACCCGCACCATCTTTGGTGCGTTTACCTCTACGGCCAGCATTAAACATTAACTAATCTCCTCATAAGAACATACTGCTTGCAAGTCGCCGGTAGCACTAGCAGTGAGTCTTAGAGCATCTCCTTCTTCAAGGTATAACACCAGCGATTTATCAATCGCCGTAAATGATGTATCAGCAGCAACAGAAACTGTTTTTACAACATGATATGCAGTGGATGATCTATATAGATCAACAGTAATATCTGCTGCGCTTGTACCATCCACGTTTGAAATAATCAAACAATTAATTTTATATATTTTACCACTTGCTGCAGCATTTTCAACAATGGCTGTAGCTGATTCACCTACTGATTGTACAGCGGTTTTACCATTAATAGTACTTACATTTACAATATTGGGGTTAGCCATTTTATCCTCCGAATACAATAGACATCGCTATTGCCTTACCCGTTGATGCCGCAGTTGTTGTTACAGTAACAGTATTATTGTTGGGGTCTTTAGTAATTGTGATATTATCGCCTTCGGTGAGTTCAACCGCACCATCAGAGTCAATATATGCTCCTGCGGCTTTTGCTAATCTAACACTCTTTGACTCAGCCATTACTGCTCACCCTGTTGTTGATCTTGTTGTTCCGGTTCCATAATATCACCGGCTTTCTTTTCAGCTTCAATTTCCTCTTTCATTTTCTCAATATCATCATCAGACATCATGAGAACATTCTTATATATGTACTCTTTTGAGAAGAACTCACCAACATAATTTTGCATTTGATCCATCATCTGAACACGTTCTCTAAGCATCTCTGCATCACGTAGTTCAGTGAAATGATTATCGCGAACATAATCAACTACAATATCTTGTTCCCATTCTTTCCAATCTTCATCGGTAATAATACCTTTAAGAATTAATTGCTTTTTAAGAATACCAAGGAACAAGTGAGAGAATCTTCTACGCAATCTATCAATAAACTTTTGGAATTTAAGTTCATCTCTGGAAACTTCTGTTGATCTACCAAGACTAAATTGAGCTTCTTGCTCTAGCCTATTAATAGGTACATTCAGTGAACGATAAAGTTTCTTTTGGAAATAAATGATATCATCAATTTGTCCAAGATTCTCACCGCCAGGTAGCGTGGTAATCTCTGTGCCACGACCACCTTCTCTACGTGGTAGCCAAAAATCTTCAAGCATTGACATATGCTTACGGTCATCACGAATCTCACCGGTCTGAGCATCATAGACAAGTTTATTACGATACTTGGCCATGATATCTTTCATATATTGCTCGGCCTTACCACGTGGTAGGTTACCAACATCAATATAGAAAATACGACGTTCTGGTGCTCTGGCCAATCTATAAATGACCAAAGAATCTTCCATCATTCGCAATTGGTTGATGGGCTTTAATGCTTTATGTAGGTATGAAACAACCTTCTTACGGCTTTCATCTAAAAGACCAGACGTAATATAACTCACCGAATCATTTGTGAGCTTTACACCACCAGTTTGTGAACCAGGCTTTTCTTGATAGATGTAAAACTCTTCAACGTTCTCAATAAGTTCAACACCTGTTTGCTGATCTTTTTTCTTTTTAATTTGTTTTACTTTACGAATCTTAGAAGCATCAATAGGTCTAATCTCTTGGATGCCCGCTTTTAATTGTGATTCGTTGACTACAAGATGGTGATACAATCTACCATCAATATACCATCTACGAAAAATATCGTGACCATACTCACCAAACTGGAGCATGTTGTACACATTATCGAATTCTTCTTTAATTTGCTTTTTAATTGCGTCAGTAATTTCAAGATTATCTAAATTAATATCTACGTTTTGTTTAAGTTCTGACGTTGAAACAGACTCATTTGTAATATCTTCAATTGCCATATCAACTTCAGGTTGAGTAGCAACTCCACGATATTGCATGATAAGTTGATGGTTATCTTTTGAATCATTACCTTCAAAGTTAAGATACTGACCAAAGTACATGTTACCAGCTGTAACATATCCAGCACCATCATCGTCTCTGGCAGGAACAATGGACGGCTTCTTTTTAGGGTCGTCCTCTACAGCACGCTTAATCTCAAAACCAAATAATTTAATGCTTCTATTATTTTCTGCCATTATGGTTATCCTGTTAGAATTGGGGTGGGAAACCCCACCCCTCCTCTATATCTATTAAGATGTAGTAGCGACAGGATCTGTAGCTTCAAAGTATTGGTATGCAAACGTGACCTGGAATCTTTCGATTTCATCTGTTGTTGCATAGCTCAGATCAATTGCCGAAAGGTCAGTCGGGAAAGAACCTCTAAAGACATATTTCTTAACCGATTCACCTGAACGATCAAGTTGCTCAATAAACAAATCAGCTTCGTAGGCAATGGGACTTGCCAAACCTGTGTTTTGCGAATGAGCATTGATACCGTTCATCCATCTTTCAAATGAGTTACGAACCGTAAAGTCTGTATCATTGATGATGGTAACTGTCCATTCTGGGAATGTACGGTCACCAGCCAATTTCAAGATACGACCACGGAAAGGAACATTAATAATACCAAACGTGGAACCGGGCAACTGAGCTGCTTCGCACAAGAACGAAGTCAATTCAGCATCGCCATTGGCGTAACCCGGAAAGTTGATGGTCGCCTTAAATAAATTAGGTCTAGCGCCACCACCTCTGAGTTTGGCTTTAAAATCATCTACGCCTAAAACTGCCATTTTATTTCTCCTATGACGCTAGATTAAACTGTGCCGACGACTTCTTCGAAGTCAACGCCAGTTCTGACGGCCACGAAGTTCAGTGTGACGTAGTTGATTGACCGAGCAGGTTTAATGAAGATACTTGCAATAAACTCGTTACGATCAATGACTTCAGGTGTGTTATTGGTTTCATCTGCAACAACACGGAAGTCGGTAATACCACGTCTACCTTGAATTTCACGGAGGACCGGCTCGACAATGTTGACGAACTCGGCACGTGTAAATTCATCGTTGAACTCGAACAATACTTGTTCAGCGGCTCTACCAATTGCTCTCTCAAGGATGAGGAACAATCTACGGACGTTAATTCTATCAAAGGCA